TACACATTATAATTACAGAAAAATATTATCTGCAATTAAATATACAATTGCAGAAATCAAAAAAAGGCAAGATAACATAGATGATAAATTTGCTTACTTTAAAAAATCTATTTTAAATGGATTAGAAAGATTAGATAATTTAGAAAAACCGATAGAAAAAAATTTAAACAAATTATTTGGTTTTGAGGAGGAACAATGAAAAAAGAATTATTAAAAGAATTAAGAGAAAATAAAAAATTTTCACAAGATGCTCTAGCAAAAAAATTAGGAGTATCGCAATCAACTTTGTCAAGTTGGGAACTTGGTTTAAATTTTCCAAGAACTGATGATCTTGAAAAATTATGTATAGAATTAGAAACTAATCCAAACATACTGCTAGGATTTACGGATTATAACGAAGATTTATTAGATGAACTTGCAAAAGCAAGAAACAAAATTAATGATTTGTATGAAGAAAATCAAAAATTAAGATCATTGATCGGTGATTTAACAATTGAGCAAAGGCTAGGATTATGATATGAACAAAAAATTTGAATGGTTAGACTATATTAACTTCTGCAGAGAAAAACATTTAAAACCACTTTTAGCAAGTAGTTTAGATATTTATTTTGCAAAACATAGAGGGAAACATGAAGGTTGATATTTTTAACACAAACAAAAAATATTCAATCATTTATGCTGATCCGCCATGGCAATATAAAGTATGGTCAAATAAAGGACATGGTAGAAGTGCAGAAAGTCATTATCCGACAATGAGTAAGACAGATATACAAAATTTGCCCATTCCTAAATTGTGTGAAAATAATTGTGTTCTCTTCTTATGGGTAACTTATCCATGTTTAGAAGAAGGATTAGAATTGATTAAGAAATGGGGATTTACATATAAAACTTGTGGGTTTTCTTGGGTTAAATTAAATAAAAGGAATTCTAAACCTTTTATTGGAATGGGTTATTATACAAGAGCAAATAATGAAATTTGTTTGTTAGCTGTTAAAGGAAACCCTTTAAAAAGAGTAAGTAGATCTGTTCAACAAGTTATATTATCTAAAATCGAAGAACATAGCAAAAAACCAAATGAAGTAAGAAATCGAATTGTTGATTTGTTTGGTGATATACCAAGAATAGAATTGTTTGCAAGACAAACAGTTAATGGTTGGGATTGTTGGGGGAATGAAGTATGACAGATTATGAATTATTAGAAATTGATAGAATTGCTAAAATTCAATCCATTAACAAACAATACGATTTAGAAAATAATGCATATTTATCTTTTAGCGGTGGGAAAGATAGCACAGTTTTGCATTATTTATTAGATTTAGCATTACCAGGTAATAAAATACCACGTCTGTTTATCAATACAGGTATCGAATATGAATATATTGTTGATTTTGTAAAAAAACTTGAACAAAAAGATAGTCGTATTCAAATTGTCAATTCAAATGTTAATATTAAGAAAATGTTAGAAATTGAAGGATATCCATTTAAATCAAAAGAACATTCATTAAAACTTGGTGAATGGCAAAAAGGAAGTATAGCTAAATCTAATATTTATTATAAAGAAATGTCTGGAAAATCTCGCTATGCTTGTCCAAAAAAATTACTATATCAATATGAACGAAATTTTAAATTAAGGTTATCTGATAAGTGTTGTTATAGATTAAAAAAGGATATTTTCCATAAATGGGAAAAAGAAAACAAAAAGCATATTTTAATGACTGGAATGCTTGCCGAAGAAGGTGGACAAAGAGCAAATCTAATTAATTGCATAATTACAAAAAAAGATAAAGTTGTTAAATTTCACCCTTTACTTGTTTGTTCTACAGATTTTGAAAATTACTTTATTGAAAAATATGATATTGAATTATGTAAATTATATTATCCACCTTTTAATTTTAAAAGAACTGGTTGTAAAGGATGCCCTTATTCATTAGATTTACAAGAACAATTAGATATTATGGGTAAATATTTGCCCGAAGAAAAAAGACAATGTGAAAGAATTTGGAAACCAGTATATGATGAATATCGTAGAATTAATTTTCGGTTGAAAAATCAAACAACAATTTTTGACTTTATATCGACAAAATTAAAAGTTTTAGAATTGTTTGGCGGCATTGGAGCATGTACTGCAGTTTTAAAAAGGTTAGGTATTGATTTTGAAGTAGCAGACTATGTTGAAATTGATAAATATGCAGTTGCAAGTTATAATGCTATTAACAAAACTAATTTTGAACCACAAGATATAACAAAATGGGATAAAGACATTGAAGTTGATTTGATAATGTCGGGAAGTCCCTGCCAAGATTTTTCGCTTGCTGGGCTTGGTAAAGGTGGAGACAAAGGAAGTGGCACAAGATCATCCTTAATGTATGAAAATATTAGAATAATAGAAAAACTAAAACCTAAATATGTTATTTGGGAAAATGTTAAAAATCTATTATCTAAAAAGCACATTCATAATTTCAATGCATATTTAGAAGCGATGGAAGAACTAGGATATTACTCATATTATCAAGTTTTAAATGCTAAAGATTATGGCATTCCACAAAAT